CCCTTTCATCTGATTGTCTCGTTATTTGGAAGCCAAGTAATTGTACCATATTATATTTTCCTTATAACTTGTTTATTATTATGTAGTAGTATCTGTTTCAAAATACTGATATGTAAATGAACAACCGAACTCTTCTATGGCGTTATTTGAACCATAGTTAAGTGCGATATCATCTAGAGCAGTTGGGAATGCACCTCTTAAAGTATAAGATTTAAGAGTATCACCATTTCTGTCTAAGTGGTCAATGAATATATCAACTTGATAATCTGAAGGATTAGTTAACCCCTCGTTATCAGTCATGTTATTCATGCCGTTCATCCATCTTTCTAGACCTCTATAAATTTTGAAGTCTGTATCGTTTAATACTGTAATAGACCATGGGTTAAATGTTCTATCACCAACTAAATTCAGTATTCTTCCTCTAAAGTTTACAGGAACAGTACCAAGATTTTGCCCAGGTATTGATGTAGCATTACATAAGAATGCCAAGTCAGCTGTTTCTCCACCAACTGCTGAGTAACCAGGGAAAGGTAAAGTTACCTTGAACTGATTGGCTCTTGCACCACCGCCTTTTAGTCGGGCTTTAAAGTCGTTAATATTTGGCATTTTAAATTCCCTCCTATGCGCCTGCTACTTCAGAAAAGGCAACGCCTGTTCTTGTAGCAACAAAGTTAAGTTGAATGAAGTTAATAGAACGAGAAGGTTTAACAAAAATGTCAGCCCTAAATTCACTTCTATCAATAACATCTCCAGTATTATTTGAATCGTCACAAACAACACTAAAGTCTGTAATACCTCTTCTGCCTTGTACATCTCTCAAGAATGGTTCTACAAGATTTCTAAATTGAGCCCTTGTAAATTCATCATTGAATTCAAATAATTGAAACTTAGATGCAGTAGATATTGCTTTTTCTAGAGTAATGAATAATCTTCTTACATTAATTCTATCAAATGCACTTGGTTTTGCCTGAGCAGTTTTATCACCAAACAGTACAGTTCCCTGTCCAGGGAATGCGACTACTGGATTAATTCTTGCCTTGTACAATTCATCTCTCTGTGTTTGATTTGGATTGAAAGCAAGTTTAACTGCACCTCTAATCTGACCTCTGTTAAAACCAGCAGGTGAGAAGAAAGGGTCTGCAATATTATCTGTTCTTGCACAAAGTCCTGCAATGTCACCATTTAATGGTACAAATCTAAAGACATCATTATATCTGTCGTACATATATTTGTAACCACTATCAATAACAGCATAACTTGTTGATGGTAGACCATCTGCAAAAGCTACTACATTCTGAGTTTGTGTGATTGCGTTAGAAACACCAACAACATCTGCTCTCGCAGGTGAAATAAATGCCACACAATCTTTTCTTGCAGTTGCGATATCCATAACAGCAGTTGCCTTTGTGTCGCCAGTAGCGTCAGCAGTTGTCTGTGAAGGGCCGCAAAGTAGTAAAGATACATCTACGTTTTCTATGTCATTAAATTTTTCGTATGCAGTTGCAACTTCAGCATTTGTAGCAGCATAATCGTCTGTTCCAGATGCCAATGAATAAGTCTTAACAGCAAACGCATCGCCTTGAGTGTTATCGAAAGTCTGACTTTTCTTAGCACTACCTGCATTTGCGAGTGTTGTTTCATGGTCCATTACATATACAAATTTACTTGACCTGTATATTACATCAGGATAGAAGTTTGAGTTACCTGAATCATCTTTAGCATCTCCTGCCTGTGAAACACCAGCAAAAGTTTCTAAGATTTGTCCTGCTTCTCCTGTAATTCCGCCATCTTCATCTAACACTACGATATGCATTTCATCATTTGAACCGCCAGCAGCAACAACATCTTCTGTTGAAGTTGGTGGGCCGTCAAAGTTGAAATAATATTCCCAATGTCTTAGAACTTTAGCGTTATCTACGATAGCATGTCTTAGACCGCCTGTCTCTGTTTTACCAGTTGCAGGATTAAATCTTGCGATTGTTAGAACGTGTGTACTGATTGCTGTAATTTTATAGAAAAATCCTGAAGGTGCACCATCAGTTGAAGGTACATTAGATGCATCTCCAAACTCTAGTATGTCGCCCACTTGAAATAGAGAACCATCATCCATTGTGATAGTTGTATCTCCGATAGCAGCAGAAGAATCATTTGTTAGAGTACCACTATTAGAGTGTGGTCCAAAAGCAGTTGAATTTGTACAGACAGAAATTTTAAGTGAGTTTCCTAGAGTCCCTGCTTCTCTAGCGGCATATGCCCCTACGGTAGCAGCAAAACTAGCTTCACTTGAATAATTGTCCAGGTAATCAGTAGTATTTTTTATTAAGATAGGGGTACCAGATACACAAGCATTTACCATACCTGTTATTGGTCTCACTACCTTTAGATTGTTTCCGTAACCTAAAAAGTTAGCAGCACAAAAGAACTCTTCAAAGTTAGATGAATTAGGTTTCCCAAATACATCAACTAACTCAACCTCAGACGAAATTGTTGTTATCTCATCCATGGGTCCTTTTTCTGCTGTCATTACTATTGCACCAGATGATGTTGAAGCAGCTGGTATTACATTAGTAAGGTCCTTTTCAGTAACGAGAACTCCCGGTGATACTTGAAAAGCCATATTTTAGTTCTCCTTAATATTAAGTTTATTAGTTATAACCCTTTGTGTATATTTATAGTATATCAAAACTACACTATTCTCCTTTACGATATGATACGGGTTGCCAAACTTCTCCTGCGTCAACAAAGTAACCATCCTGACCGTTAGGGTCGTTTACTCCGTCATCTATAAACCCAAAAGGTGCCATATCTGCCTCAATGGCGTTCTGTTGTTCAGTAAACATTTGACCTCTCACATCTACATTTGTAAGTTCTTTAAAATATCGTTGATTTGCTAACCACGAAAATATCACTAAACACATTACTAAATCATCTGTTGCGCCAGTTTCTGCCTCAAAAGATTTTCCTTTAGATATAAAAGTCGATAATTCTGAGATAATATCAAAATCTGAGACGAGTAATTTGTCTCCCTCGATTAAACTTTTGAGATTAGAAGTTCCTATCTTTTTTGTACCTTTAGTCATTCTTAAACCTAGTTGATTGCCACGACCACTAAATCCTCCGCCCAATACTTGTCCAGAACGACCTCTTTGTGTAACCATCATCATGTTATCATACTCTAATTCAAACTGTAAGTTATCTGCTACTTGTTGTCCTAAATCGTTTATCTCTACTAAAATAAATGCTTTATTATAATGTTTTGCAACTTTTTCTATAATACTAGGAAAAAGAAGAGGTTTAACTTCATTATCTCTATACTTTGCAACTACTTTATATGGTACACTTGTACAATCTATTACACAAAAGGCTGAGTAATCACTTGTTAATCCTCTTGATACATCAACTGTCATTGTGTAAATATGATTTTTCTGTGGCATTTCATAAACATCTAAACCACCACTTCGTTTAGGTTCAACAACAGGCATAGTTTTTAATTTACTTGCGTTGATAAGTGTATCAATACTACCTAGAAACTCACATTCAAACTCAGTCTGAAATTGTGCTTCACTTGTATTCTTTATTGTTTCTTCTTTCCACTTCTCATCACGACCTGGTACTTCACTCCAATGTACTTCAACAGGAACAAAGTTATTGTTTTGGTTTGTTGCGTCTACCCACATCTTGTAAAACATATTCATACCATGAGGTGTAGATACTATCATCACCTTTGATGATTTACCAGATGATATTGTAGGATAAACTGAACTAAAAAATTCTTCGGCAATATTATTCGGTACATAAGCAAACTCATCTAAGAATATTATATTAAAGGTACTTCCTCGAACAGCACTAGAAGAAGTACTTGCCGCTACAATTCTACTTCCGTTTTCTAATTCAAGTGAACCTTTATTCCAGTTGAGAACACCTTGTTGCATCCATTTAGGTAGATGTTCGTAAGCTAATTGCAAACGACCTAATAAATCTCTTGCCGTAGAAGATTTATTGGCCAATATTGCAACATTCACATTATCATTAAATAATACATAATGTAAGAGGTAGGAGACTATGATAGTTGACTTTCCACTCTGTCTAGGTAATTTACATATTGTAAACCTATTATCGTGGAAAGTATCTACCATCTTCCGCTGAAAGTCGTACATTTCAAAAGGCACTAAACCTTTATCAATGGTGACAATTTTTAAATATTGTTCTATAAAGTATTTAGGACTCTCAAGACATTTCATTACTTCCTCGATTTGTTTCTTTGTAAATCGAGAAGGTGTGTGAGCCTTTTTTAAATTAGGGTTACCTAAATATTGGTCTGTTGTTCCCATTTATTCTTTTAAGAAATTTTTAAAAGACACTTTGCCTTCATTCATTTCTTTTCCGTAGTCCATTTTATTCATTAATACATACATCTTTTCACCAAGTAAGTTACCAATATCATAATCTGAAACATAATGAAATCCTGCAATCACTCTGCCATAACCACATTCGTAAGCTGCAGTCATTATTTCTTTTTCTAATCTTGGAAATTTACCAGCAATATATCTTCCTATTATAACTGATTGACATGCATGACCACTAGGATATGACCTAGTTTTATTTGTTACACTTGGTAAAGTGTTTAACTGAGGAAGAACTTCAACTGGTCTTTTACGATTAAAAAAATCTTTGAAATGTGTAATAATAGGAACAGACTCTTTTATAATCTGTTCAAACTCGTTTTCATGAAACTCTAAATTATTTTTTTCTATGACTTTTTTAATTGCAAAGTAAGGGTCTTGGTCATGGTCTCTAACAGACTGTACTTGCTCAGGTGTTCTTGCCTTGACAATTCTCTCTACCTCTAATGCCTCTTTCATATCATCTTTTGGTGGTGGCGGTAAAGTAATTACTTCTTCTAGTTTTTGTCTAAAAAATATCATTCTTCTTTTTTGCCTTTTAACATCTTTTGTAATTCAGTTGTTGAACCAACAAATAATGCGTTAGTAACACTCTTTGGTCCTTTATCAGGTACATCTTTTATTTTCTTTAACTTATCTTGTAAGTCTAAAAGATTTTGTGATACTTCACTTACTGTCTTGATTAATTGTCCTGCAACTTCATAAGCACGAGGATGTTCTCCTTCTTTTGCAAGATTGAGTATACCATCAATCGCTTCATTACCTTTATCAAGTAAATTATAAAGATTTTTTCTACCAGTCTCAAAGTCAATATCTGGATCCTTATCGTCTGGTACTAACACTTCTGTTTTAGATACTCGTGATACTTCGTTCTCGAAAGTTTTATCTACCTCTGCAATACCTAATACTTCGTTTAGTTTATCATCAATGTTACTCATATTAAAATCCTCTTAATTACTTATCTTCACCAGTTGCCTCATCATAATCTAAAGTGTCGGTGAAGAAATCTATTGTAGTAGTGTATGTATAGTTGTCATCTTTATCGGCCGATGTTGGGTTTGGTGTAACTGTAACTCTTTCAACTCTTGGTGGACTAGCACTTTGTGCATTAGCATACATATCAGCAGAAACAGTTTTAATTACAGCTGATGTAGATACTGGTCCATACAAATATACTTTTGCAGTAAATGTAAGTGTGTAAATTATTCTTCTACTACTTGTTAATGTTCCTGTATAACTATCTTCATAATCTACATTGTTTAATACAATTGGGATATCACTTTTTGTATCCATTGTTCTACTTTCAATCATAGTAACAGTATAGTCAGGTTGAAAGTATGGAAGTATTTGTTCTATTATTTGTAATCCATCATCTGAATTAGCAACATAAACACTTAAAGAAAACTCAACATTATAAGGTACAGGTGTGTATTGACTATTCAGTTTAGTGGTGTCGGCATTTGTTGTTACTTGAGTTATCTTTTGATTCTTATTTAATTTACGACCGCCATCGTAACTATATCCAGTAACTTCAAATGACATTCGAGGTAGAGTGATTGCCACTTTTGAATCGTCTCCAGATAGGTCTTGTTGTGCATCTAATCTGGCTAAAAACTTTTCTTTTGGTGAATATGATAAAGGTACTTTAATATTTTGTAGAGGATTTCCGCTAGAATCTAATCTCTTAATATTTACATTATTAAATATTGTACCGAACGCAATAACAGTATTACGAATTTTTTTGTGATAGAAGTGTTCTCCAAACATTAGTATTCGTCAACCTCTCCGAATGGGTTTCTTTCGCTGAAGTCTAATATATCATCAGCAGTTGAAGATGTATTTGTTCCTGCAGCCGTTTCAAATGCCTGTCCTTGGTCAGTAGGTTGTTGAGTTGCCATTGTGAAACTCTCATTTATTATGTAATCTATTTTACCAATACTACTTTCTAATACAAATGAACCGTCTTCGTTTTCTAAAGTAAATTGAAAATTCATTGAATCAGTTGATAGACTATCTTCAACACTATCAATTGTAGAAATACCAGTATCAAGTCTTTCTGAACTATATTCAAATCTAGTACAAGATAACTTGTAAGTAGGTAAAGAACTTTGTTGATAGAATGGTTGTTCGTGTTCAACAAACTGTATTTCAAAAAATGCGTTTGTAGTTGGGAAGTAAACTAAGTCACCTTCTTGTGGTCTATCAGCAACTAAATCTGAATTATTACCTACTAGAGTTTCCCATCTCAATTTAGATAAAGTAAATACAATATCATCTCTTAATTCTAGACCAAACTTTTTAATAATCTCTTGTTCGCCCATATATCCATCAGTATTATCTACATACATTTCAATGATATATGAATCATCAAATGAGCTCGCAGGATCCTCACCAAAGATTACGTCTTTGTTAGCAATCTTTCTTGGTAAGTAGTAAACATCTTGGCCGTAAATCTTGAGCTGTTCTATAATTAAATCTTCGTATAGTCTCTGCTCAGATGTTGTGCCTGTGTCGAAATAGACATTCGTTGGCATTTAGTTATCCTTGTTGCATATGAGCGGGTTCTTCATAATTTAATCTGATTTCTTCCTCTAACTGTCTTTGTTCTTGAATTGCTGTAGAGAATAATTCAGGCCCATTTAAAGTAACCCCACCTAACATAGCGGTGCCTGAAAATTTTGAAAGATTTTGTCCCCATTGTTTTTTAATTAGTGTTGTAGCATATCTTTTTAAATATATGTCATCATATATATCGGTATGAGTATCAGGGTCTAATTTACGAAAAACTTCTATAATTAAATATTCATCTGCCTTTATATCTACTCCCCAATCCATATCAATAAACAATCTGTTTGATAAATGATTAAATCTCATTGGTTTTTCTCCCACTAAAACGTGGTCAAGAAAATCAAGATGTTGCATTGTCATTTGATAATGTACGATACTTGTAGATGAAAAATCATACAAGTCATTTAATCTTAATTGATATCTAACATCAAACATGTTTAAGTTTGCTCTGTCTGATAAAGGAAATACATTGACAACAGAAATTACACTTGAAGGAACTACAATAAAATTATCTGCTCTTTCATAAGTAGTTGTAACAGAATTATCTGTAATTGACTCTGAAGCATTAGTTGTCATTCTTGTAATATCGGCTTGAGTTACTTTATATTTTAAATACATTCTCTCAACACCATCAACATGATATTGAGCAAAATATTGAACTGCTTCATCTATTCTGTCATCTACTTGGTCGTCATCAACATTTATATCAATTACAGGCTTACCTAATGCTCTTAAACAGTATTCTTTAAATGTTGCCTTTGTAGTTGGGACTGCCATATATTATTCTTCCTTTATAACTATTTATACTTATTACAATGCCATTGCAATTGCGATAGCGAACGCCTGTGTTGTTTTTGCGTCTAGTTGTGTTTGAATATTACTTGAAACTCCGTCTAAATGACCTATTTCAGTTGACGTTACAGCACTTACAGATACGTCACCACTACCGTCTGAGACTAATGCTCTACCAGTAGTTAAGTCTGCCATCTTACTAAATGCAATTGCAGCTGATGATTTGATATCTGCATTGACAATATTTGTAATTGTGTTATTATCACTATCAATACTTTTATTTGTTAAAGTTTTTGTTGTAGCAGCAAGAAAAGTATCTAATGTAGCAACTGTTGTTTGACGCATTGTACCATTATCGTTAGTCACTAAACCATCACCACTTGCAAAAGCAGTTGTTCCTGCTGATGTGTCACCATCTATTATATTTAATTCAGTAGCAGTAGATGTTACACCGTCTAATATATTTAACTCAGCCGCAGTTGAAGTAACACCATCTAAAATATTTAATTCTTCTGGTGTTGATGTAATTTGTGTTGTTGATGCAGCTGCAAGAACTGGTAATGTTCCTGAAACGTTAGGTAAAGATATTGTTCTATCTGCTGTTGGGTCAACTGTTGTTAATGTTGTTTCATGAGCATCTGCTGTTGCACCTTCAAATACAAAAGCATTTTGAATACTAACAGTTGTAGAATCGACAGTTGTAGTTGAACCTGAAACAGTTAAATTTCCTGTGACAGTCATATTGCCACCTATCGTGACATTATCAGGTAAACTTACTGTGACTGTGCCTGAATCTTCTGCAACAGTCACTTCGTTTGATGTACCAGCAAAAGTTA